TAGCTTCATTTTAATAGGAGTGACTTAATTTATCATTTGAACCCCAAACAAGCGTATTATCTTGGTTCTCTTCGAATGTTTTTAATGGGAAATTTGGGCTCATATCGTTTCTAGGGTTCGCAACCCCCTGGAGCCAAGTTATAACATCATCGCGGCGGGTTGTTCTTAGTTCGGGCACCATTCTAGGCTGAATTCTTGAATGTAGTTCATAAACAACCAGGTCCACCAAATAGCGAACGATTAACGGGTTTCGCGTGTCTCCAGGCGTAAACTTGAGAACGTCGGCCGGCTTTGCTCCAGTTTCAGCAACAAGCGAAGTATAAAAGCCGTTATTTACGCCCCATTCCTCAAAGAAAGTAGGGTCGGAAATAGGCGCCTCGGCGCCGGTTGTTAATTGTATAACTTTATAAACATTCCCGTCGGTGAAACTTACTAAAGTGCCAACCTGGTAAACAGTGGACCCCGCGTAGGCCGGCGCGCTCAAGTGAACAAAATCGCCAATAGCAAAGGCGGCGGCAATGGTATAGGTTTTTAGTTCTTTGAAAAGTGCGGCCGTATCATAACGGGCATTTAAATAACTAATCATTTCAACCTCGGCGGCCGCTTCAGCCGCATCCAAAAAATTTACGTCGTCCTCTATTACAACATCTAAAACGTCTTCACGAATTAAAGTAAAATAGTCGCTTTTTAATAGTATGCTCATAGTGTGTTTTAATAACTCGAGTTTGAGCGGGGCGCAATTTTTCGCGTGAATGTTTGCGATCCGGTTTGGTACAAAGTAAACAAATTTTTAAAGGCTTCACAAATAATATAATCGGCCGTATCTGATGTGTGGCCGTATTCCTCGGCGCTTATTCCGGTGTCCTTGTTTTTTACTTTCTTTTTGTGCTTAGTGCCGTCGGGCGCCTCTTTTACGTTGTTAAAGTCGGCAATTGAATTTTTACAGTTGTGCCCGATTGTTATTTCCATACCCTCAAACCCTTCAAAGGCGGCGTTTATAAAATTACCACGCATAACGACCGCCGGGTTGGATTTGGGTACCCTAAAACGCGGCTTGTAGCGCTCCAGGTATTGGCGAATTAATTTATAAAAGTCGTAACCCCGCTCCAGCTTGGCGTCTTTCTTGCGGCTGGTTGCATCGCCGTAAACGTACAACCCGCCGGCGTGTGCGGGGTAAAGGCGTTCAAACTCTCTACAAACGTCCCTTAATGTATTACGCGGCGTAGCTAAACAAATTTCATTTATTTGGCGAAGTTTACGCCCTTTTATTTGCCAAATGGTTAAAGTCATGTACGGATTTACATTTTCATCAAACGAAATATGTAAAGCCTCTTTAGGGTTGTATTTTGTTTGGCTGGTGTGCTTCACCTGGTCGAAACATTTATAAAACTCCGACCCGGTTTGTTTCAAGCCCCAAATCCCCAAACAAAAAACCTCGTACCAATAAAAATTATTGTTTCTCAAAGCCTCGTAAGTTGCGACCGCCTCGGGTGTAATGAACCTGTTGTCGTGGTACGTAGAGTGATGCACCGTAAACGAGTATTCAATTTTATCACCGTTCGGCAAAACTAATTTTACTTGGTCCTGGAATGAATTGCCCTCACGGCCCTCGAAAAAGTATTTATAAATCCAAAAGTCCTTATAATCGGCGCCGTTGTATTCGGGGTTAAAGCTAAATATTTCCTGGAGGTATGGCGCTTGGCTGGAACGTATAGACGTTGTAACGGTTATAAAATCTTGTTCGGTTATTTGGTTGCCCTCTTCATACCAAGCGCCGGACGGGTCCTTAACTGATTTTATTTTCTCGGGTTTGTCCAGGCCCCGGCAAAGGAATTTATTACCGTTAACACATTTTATCTCAAGGGGGTTAACAGTGAACGAAAAAAGGCTTTGTAAGCCAAGCCGGTAAACCTCGTCTTTTATTGTTTGCCATTGCGAATCCTTCACGCTCTCGGCGACTTTTCGTATTAGCAAAAACCTAAAATATTTATCACTTAGGCACCTGTAAATTAATTTTTGGGCCGCAAATGTTGATTTACTGGAACCCCGGCCGCCCCACAAAATGTTATAACGGTCTTGGTTATAAAAGAGCGGTTTAAACGCCTCGTTTATCAGTTTCGAGAGTGGAGGAAATTTTACTTTTGTGGCCACTAATCATCCTCGGGAATTTCAACCTCAATAGTTTGGTTGACGTTGTGTTGGGTATCTTTCCAGCCAAAATTTTTGAGTAAAAATATAGGCCCCGCCGCGTTGTTTCCGTGGACGCCGGCCTCGGCGAATGCTTCGACTACGCCCTTGGCCCTTTTTATTGAGTAAGAAAATTTCGGGTCTTTTTCGTAATCGTATAAACTTTGACGGCTACAAAAGCCAAGGTATAAAGCCATTCCTGTAATTGTTACAGGAAAATTATTATCAACACAGTATTTAACGTACTCGTCGACCCCTTGGTCGAATTCTTTGGGGTCCTCAATTGCTCTTGGCCGGCCTACTTTTCGAAGTGAGCCTAAGAATGATTCTTCGTTGTTATTTTTCGCCATCGTTCAAATATTGTTTTTTCGTTACAGTTTCAAAATCATTACCAAACTCAATATAAAAGCCGTAAAACCGGCCCAAGTCGTGAACAATAAAAACTTTTACTTGTTCAACAAAATTTCGTTTGGTTTCATCTTTACAAAGTTGAGAAATATTTTTTACTTCGTTTATTTCCAGTGCTAAAAACAACCATTCCCAAATCTTGAGTTTTATTTTTATGTGCTCGGCTGGAGTAAAGCCGGCAATTGTTAAATCCAGGTCGAAAGGGGTTTTTGTTTCGCTCATTCTTGGCGGGTTTTAAGCATTGCGTCGGCCATTCCGTAAGCCATTTTAGAGACGGTTTTTTCTGTTTTTTTCATATCGTCGCCCCAAACAGAACACAAGCCGTTAAATAGTTCGTTGTTTGAAATATAGGCGTGTAACACTTTGGCCGCAAAATAATCGCGTAAATTCATCCCGTATTCTGTTTCACATGGAAACGCCGGCGGGTTGTTTCTTTTGTCTTTTATTTCACTCATTCTGTAATATTTAAAATTATTGTTTGAAATTCCTCGAGGCTTCGAATTATGTAATATTTGAAGTTGTGGCCCTCAAGCTGGGTTTGTATAAATTTTTGTTTGGGTGATTGTTTGCCTTTTTCGGTTTTTAACTCGAAAAAATACGATTTGCCTTTGTAGTGGAATTCCAGGTCCGGCACTCCAGCAACCAGGCCGACGGCTTTTAATTTGTTTCCTGTTATTCTAGATCGTCGCCCCTCGTTTGGTACGTGCCAACAAAGGCCGCGTAAATGGGGGTAATTATTCCAAAGCCATTGAAAGGCGGCCGCCTGGATTTGTGCTTCAGTCATAGTTTTTCTATTTCGGCTTTTACTTCGTTCCAATAGTTAAAACTTTTACCGTAGTTGTACCTTTTGCCGGTATGGAAACTTTTTATTATCTCGTCTGCCGCTATTAACGCGCATTGTATAATGTCCTCCCAGTAAACGTCGTCTGAATTTAAAAAATTGTTGTATTTCTCGACCAGTTCCTCGGCTTTTTCTTTTGGTGTCATTATCGCATATTTTTTAGCATTTCGGTAATTTGCCAATCCTGTAAAATTTCCTCAATTGCTTTTTTTGGTGAAACCTCTTTTTCGAACGCGTATTTTCTAATCGCTTGCCAAACCTCGGGGGTTAGGTCAATTTGTTTTCTTTTTTTCTCCATGTTACAATAACTGTTACAGTGTTACAAACGTGTATCGGAAAATCGGTAACGCGTAAAACGCTGGTTTTCAATTCCGTATCTACTGTGTTACAATGTTACAATAAAATATTAATAAATTAAGTATATTATATAGTATTATAGTACAATAGGTACACTACCTACAAAGGTACACATAAATCGGGTGATGAAGGAAAATTTGTGTAACACTGTAACACCTGGGCCAAAATCGCATTTAATAAACTGAAAATCAACTAATTGAAAAACGTTACAAAAAAACCGCCGTTTTGTAACACGCCCCGAAATACCATCCAAAACACCAAAAACACGCCGTTACATTAAAAAGGCTTGTCGCCCTCTTCAATGCTTGTCACGTCGCCAAATTCGGCCAATCTTGCGAAAAAACCGCGCGTCGGCCGCCCGTTTATACGTTTTACTCCAGTTTCAAAACCTAATTGTCGCAATGATTTGGAAATTAAACGCGGGTTAAATTTGTGTTTGTTTTGGGTTTTATCGACCATTATTTCAATAATTTCCGAAACGGCAAAGAACCGGCCAACGGTTGAGGATTCGCGTAAAAAGAACCGGTTTATTACGTCTTTTTCCACGTTGTTTACCTCGTAAGATTTGTTTATTTGGTCGCGTGTTTCGGATTCGGTTTTCGTAAGCTGGGCGTTGTACCCCGGGTCGTTGTAAAGGTGCCAAGCCTGGGACCAAACATCGGTAATATTTACGGCCTTTTTTCCTGTTTCCTTATTGTTGTAATCAAATGAAATTGAGTCTACGTAAAAGCAAATCCACCGCGTGTTTTCGGTGTCGGTTAGAAAATCATCTTTGTTTGTGGAGCCGAAAAAATTACACCGCCGTATTTCCTCTTCGGAGTCGGCCGCGTATGCGCGCCGTTCTTTTACAATGGTTTTCGAAATAATGGCCTTTAGTTTATTTATTTCAATGTTTGAAAGGGCGTTCAATTCCTCCAGGTTGTAAAAAAAGTTTTCGGTGAATGAAAATTCAGAGTCTTTATTATCACGTAATGGCGCCTCGGTGTAGTATTTATTTCCAAACGGGTTTAAGAACCGTATAAAAGAGGATTTACCCGTGTTTTGTTTTTCTCCAACCAGCACAAAGACGGTCCGGTTTTCGTGGTCACCAAGGCCGCACCCAATACACCGCACCAACATTTTCTCAAACATTTTATAAAAGAACTCTTGCGCCTCTTCGCCGCCTTTAACTTTAATGTGTGAAGCTAACAACCTAATCGGATCTGATTTTGTGTTGTATGCTGGTAAACCTTCAAAATATTCCTTGAACGGGTTGTAATCGGGTATAAAATCCGAGGCCAAGAGTGAACGAACGCGGTCCAAACCGAAACGGACGCCGGTGTGTTGTAAGGCCCTATAAATGGAATGAATATTCGTTACGGTATGGACCCCGGCGGTGTTCACCTCTTCAACGCGTTTTGTTATTTCGTTTCGTTTGAGGTTGTATTTGTCTTTTATAAAATCTTCAGCCTTTGCAATGGCGGTTTTGTTTTTATTGTTGTGTTCGGCTTTGTTTTTCGTGTAAACCTCTTCAAATGTTGCCCGGACGGTTTCTAGGTTTTCAGTGGTGTTACCCTCCATCGCCTCGGCCAATTCATAAATAAACGCTTGGTTATTCGGGTCGTTTAACGCAACGCCGTCCCGGTTTTTTGCCCGGGCAACGTGGTAAATTTTCGAGGCTTGGGGGTTTATTGGTTGGGCCGCACCATAACCGAGGCCGTCCCGGATTGTTGCTTCATAGTTGTAGCCTTTTTCGTATGGCCTACAGGTGAACGCGGCGGTCAAGGCTGAAAAGGCGTCAACGCTTGAAATTTCGGAGTGCCCGCCCAAGAGTTTCGCCGCTTTTAATAATATGGCGTGCCTTTCGCCGTCGGGCGCGTTTTTAACCATATTTACGGCGGTTTCCATAGGGTTGGGCGCGGTGTGTATTGAAACCGCGAATGTTTCGGCGTTTGGGTTGTGTAATATTTCCGGGTCGTAAGAAACGAACCGGGCGCGGCTTATATCCTTCACCGCAATATCACACGCGAAACCGTATTTTTGGAGCAAATAGTCGGATATTGCCTCGAATGATTCGGCGTGTTTCTCGGGGTTAATTTTGAACACCAGCGCGGCCCCATTGCCGCCGCACGATGTAAAACAGTATTCACAATAAGGGTCGGGTAAAACCGCACCATTAGCGTCAACCCCTTCGCCGCCGGCCCCAATTAGGCTTTTAATATCATCGGGGTCATGTTTATCAATATCAATAATAATACGCCGGTTGTGTTTTTTTAGGCCTGTTTCTTTTCGTGTTTCGAATACACCCGAACCGGTGAAATATGGGAGGTCTCGTTTGTCGCTTTTTCCGCTTCGCACCGCCTCAACCTTTTCGGCCCATTGGCCATCGCGGACGGCGTTCATTATTTTGTCCAGGTTAAAATCCCGGCCGTTTTTTGTTGTTTTTATGTTTGGGAAAAGGGAAACCCGGGCGGCGGGTTGTGCGGGCGGTTGGTGTGCTTTAATCATTTGCGTTTGGGGTTTGGGGGTTATAAAAGTAGGTAAATAATAATTATTGAAAATTGGTAAATTTGGTTATAGCATAAATAAACGTTATTTTGAATTTAATGCTTTCTTTAATGTGTTGCCCGCCATTTGTGGAATACCGAACTCCTTTAGTTCGCTCATTGCATTTCGTATTCCCTCCTCCAGCTCCTTGATGCGTTTGTTAGCATCTTCGAGCTCCTGTACTATTTTCTCGTGATTTGTCATTTTGAACGTTAAATGTATTATTAATAAATAAACTGATTAATTTTTGGCCTTTCGTAAATAATACGGTTTTGAAGTTTCGAAGTAATTACGTCGTTTTCTCCAAAAACGGCTTGAAACATAATGTGACCGGTTGGGGTTGCAATCGGGTTGCCTGAAGAGTAGGTCCGGTCGAACCCGTAAATATAACCGCCTTCAATGAAAACATAAAAGCAATCGCCGACGCCGGTATGGTTTTTTATAACGGTGACGTATTGTTGTAAGGCGTGTTTTTCATCGTGGCCCATTTTTACTTGGAGGCCCCATCGGTTTAGTTTTTCCATAATTTCAGATCTGATTTAAAATATGCGCATTTGCGCGGTGTGTTGTTTTATTCTCTTCATTGTTTGGGCGTAGTATTCCGGGTCCAATTCGCACGCGGTTAATTCAAATCCCAAATTATGGCACGCCAAGGCAATGGAACCGGACCCCAAATGCGTGTCCAGGATTTTATCGCCCTCTTTGGCGTAATTCATTAAAATCCATTCATACAACGAAACCGGTTTTTGTGTTGGGTGTATTTTCTTGTCGGCCGTTGTGTTGCCTTGAATATTACCATAATAGGCAAATTCAAAAACCCGGGCCGGCTTGTTTAAGGAATTCCAGGCGTATTCACAATCCGAAAAATTTTTAACTGGTTGTTTTTTATACCAACAAATAAGGCCTTTCGAATTTCCGAGAATATCAAAATAATAATTGCCGCCCCAAATAATTTGGTTTTTGGAAACGCGGCGTAACTCGTTAAAATATTCGATGTTGGGTATTTCCGAATCCCAATCGGCGTTTTTGTATTTGTTGGCTTTGTGCCGGACCCCGTTTGAGTCTTTGTTTGTTCGGTTGAATTCTCCAAACCCTATACCATAGGGAGGGTCCACAATGGCCAAATCAAAGGCGCCGTCGGGGTAACGGGCCATCAAATCCATGTTGTTTTCGTTGGTGATGCTCATAGTGTATATTTTAACCGACTAAGCGATGTAATTGTTTCGCGTACGGGTTCGGCGTAATTGTTCGGCGTTTGGGCGTTCATTTATTGGGAGTTTGGTTTAATGGGGGTTTTATTGAACGCATCTAATCGTGTCGGGAAGGCTCATAACCACCATTCCACTATTGAACGTCACACCTTGAGCGTCAATCATTGTGTAGCTTCTCGCACCCGTTACTATATTTAGTACAGGAGAACGGCACACAATAGGGCATTTAGCCTGACTTACCCACTGTGTAGTTCTTTCTTCGTTGTTTCCATAACAACCACTCAAAGCGATTGTGAGTATTAAAATTGTCTTTTTCATAGTGTATCTAATTAACGTGCCTTATTTTAATTGATCCTTTAGCGGGTGTGGAAGAACTTCCATTAAGATGCAGTCCTCAATATCAGGGTGTGCCGTATCCTCAATGGTGTAACAATCTTCCAAAATATTCTTTGCATCTTCAGGGGATTCAACGTCGATTAACTCTCCTTGTATTCCGTCCCATAATTTGTATCTCTTTTCCATAGTTTCTAATTTTAATTAATGATTACTGTTTAAACGTGGGTTAGTTTTTAGGCTTATTTATAATACACTTTGGCTCACTACAAAAAGTTCTGTTCGTTGTATAACACAGTACGTGAAAATACGCTCCGTCACAATTTACGTGCTTTATGTAGTTGGGGTCACTTGCCTTCTCTCTTGGAGGTAGCATTATATTTCTATCTTCTATAAATATCCAATCCATTTTCAATTACGCTTTAAACGTGCCTATTTTTTCTTCTTTGGTTCAGCTCCTAAAATACTGTGTCCGTAACGCTTTAGGTAGTCGCCTAATCCTATTATTTCAAGGTCTGAAATATCATTTGGATTAATCTCTACTTGCTTGTGTCCATCGTCAAATTCAACGATCTTCATTACAATATTTTGTGTGCCTATTTTCTTTCTTGCCATAATGTATTTATTGGTATTCGTTTAACGTGCGTTTTAATTATTATAAAGTTCGTTCATTTTTTTAATCCAGCCGGCCGAATAATTACGGGCGG